TTTTGAACGATGTGCCCAACACGCTGAACCAGTTTGTAGCGAACCCAATTTTTGTTGACTACACCGCCAACGCAAGCCCGCTGGCGACATATCCTGTCATCAAACAGGCTGGCCTCATGTTGCTGACGCACATCTACAACAACCGCTCAAACACCACCGAAGCCAAATTGCATGAAGTGCCGTTTGGCGTGGCAACATTGCTCCGACCTTACAAACCACTGGTGATGTGACATGGGCATCAAGCGATACGAAAATTTGACCGTCAACACCGTGTCCAACGGCACGGATGCGTTCGGTCAATACACCACCACCATCACCCCGTGGTTTGCAACCCGTGGCGTGGTGGCTGATGTGGCGAATTCGTTGCGCATTTCTGAGCGATACCGCGTGTATCAAGAATTGGTGAATTTCACTTTCAACTACACGCCCAACATGAAACAAATCGCCGACCAGCAAGACCTCTATTCGGTGCGCTGGCGCGGCAAAGATTGGCGCATCACTGATGTGCGTGAATCAAACGACAGGATGCGCGTGACGCTTCTGTGCTATTACAACGACCCGAGCACGCCCGTATGAGCACACAGCAAAACCCATCAGTCTATGCACAGTGCATCCAATGGCAATTGGAGCAAGTGCTGTCGCCCGTGCCCGTGTATGCTAATTTCAACCGCAATTATGCAAAGCAAACCAAGTTTGCGACATGGCAATTACGCAATGTGCATCAGCCCGTCTACACGGGCCAAACGCAAAGCAACAAGGGCATTGACAGGCCAATTTTTCAGGTCAGCGTTTTTGCGCAAGATATGCAAGACGCTTTCAATTTGTCGAACACAGTATTACAATCGCTTCACGGGTATTCTGGTGTTTTCGGCAACCCTTCGGCAACGGGTTTTTTCGTTGCCAAAGTCGATGTTCAGTGGCTCTACAATACCTATGACAATGAATTGGGCTTGAACCAAATCATCATGGATTGCACGATGGACATTCCAACATAAGACACGATTGACAAACCAATTTTTTTGAAAAGGAATTCAAAATGGCACTCATCAACAAAGTCTTACCCGGATACACCGCCACGCTGTGGATGCAATCTGGCGCGAACCCTACCCCCTTGACCGATGCCCAACTGGAAACATGGACAGGCCAAATCGCTGACATCATCGGCACTGCGGCTGGTGGCACTGGCACTGACGGCATCCAAGTGCCCGTGGAAACCATCCCTGCGTTCGGTGCTGACGATGCGTCTGCCACCTACGGTGTGGCGGGTGCACGCACTGGCGCAAAAATCACCACCCAAAACCAAGTGACTTCGTTGCAAATCACTTCGGCTTGGAACCCTGCTGACACCGCCATGAATTTGATTCGTGACGATGGCTACAACGGCACGACCATCCGCACCTATGTCATCGCGGTTTATGACGGCGAGGACACTGTTGCCTATGCGTTCAACGCCCGCGTGGGTGGCTTGCAATGGGACATGAGCGTATCTGCCGAAGGCAAATATATCTTCACTTTGCACCCTGTTGGCGGCAACTCTTACGGCTGGTCAAACAATCCTTAAACTCCAAAGCCCCCCTCGCGGGGGCTTCTTTACAAGATGACGACAATACACAATTCCTCGGACTTACTCTCCTACATCGTTACTCTGTCCAACAGCGGGCAGAAGAACTGGTTTGGCTTTACGCAACAGCGAATCACGGGCATCCACTTGTGCCATGAAATCGCCAAGCACCACGCCGACACAATGGCCCCCGAAGAAGTGGTGGACTATGTGATACGGCTGAACAACGCCATCTATCAGAAACTGTTAAAGGGAGAGCCGCAATGAGCATAGCAAAAAAACTTGGCAAGCAATTTGAGCAAGTCAAAGAAGAAGTCCAAATCAAAAAAGCCACGGTCGAATTAGGCCAAGTGCGCTTCGATATAAAAATCCGCGTTCCACTTAAAAAGCAAGTGGAGGACATGAACGCACGCATACTGTCGCCCGCCGAAGAACGGGTCAACGCGCTGTATGAACAAATTTC